ACCAACTGCTTCTATATTGGGATCCTTCTCACCGGATTCACGCAATTCATCACCGAAGGTAACGCGAGTTGCTTGCCAGGAGGCGCTCTTAGATTTAAAGCCGATACCGGCAGCGTAAGCTGACTGTAAGGCCTCATACTGCGGATGGGTAAGTCTTTGCTTTATAGCGTATAAAAAATCTGCGGCTAGGCGCTGGGTCTGGGATACTATAAGTACTCTAAAGTTTGGGTTTTTACAGACCTGCCAGGTGACGTAGTCAATTGTAATAGTCATTGACTTGGCGTGGTTGGGTGGAATGTTTAGAAGTATGCGGTTATTAGCTAATCCTTTTTCATACTTCATAGATGGGTGCAACCAAGAAGGCTCACCGACCTCAATCATATCTACTAAATTTTGTTGATGGGGAAAGGTCTTATTATGTAAGAAGCGATCCCTGAACTGGGCAAAGGTAATTTCATTTACATCACCTAGTGCGTAGTTCTTATCCCTAAGACCTAACCTAGTTCTATCTACTTTGTCCGCAAATATCTTATCTGTCCTGCGGTAGTACTCATAAGTCTTAATGGATTTACCGGCGGAGGCACAGGCTTGCTCTATCGTCATACCTTCAGCTACGGATGTAAGAATAATCCGCTTGCCGATATCTGCTGAGTTCTCAGCCATTTAACTCCCTGTGTATAAAGCTGTGGATAAACCCCGTAATTGAAATCTTTGATCTATTACTAGGCCCAGAATATTATACTGGAGATAATATTATATTACACCTGCCGCTTGCGTTTCTGTCTGGTAACTCCCGAAGGAGCTACAGCGACTGAGGGGTAAAACCTCGCTCAGCCCTTAGGGGGCATCGCGTAGGTTTACCGAAGCGATGTGGTCGTAAAACTTAAAGCGGTTCGTTTTACTCCCCTACTATATATAAGGCGGGAAATATAACGCATTTCCCGTTTTCTGGTAATAAATCTTTAAAATGTGATGTAACTCACGGGATATACTATACCAAAACGGACATATCGGGCTATATACAGCCAGCTTCACTTTAGCAAATATTTTTATTTGGGGTGTATACAGTCCCGCGTGGGGTTTTTATGTATGGGTGGGTCAGTTTTGCGGGGCGGTGGGCGGTGTTTGCGGGGCGGTGGTTAGGGATTGGTAGCCGTTGCGGGTGTATTGGTAAAGATTGCTGGGCTTGCTACCCTATCGGCGGCCTACTTAACAATAACCCGGCCTAAGCTGCCTAATATCCCGCAGCTATCCGATACACCGCCGGCCTTATCAGCTCACCGCCGCAGCTATCTAATCCCGGCCTATCGTCTAACCTTCCCCGCCGCAGCTCACCGATATCCCCGGCCTTGCCGGGATAGCTATCACCTACCCGCCGGCGCCCTATTGGATCCCGGCTCTACGTGTGACCTATGCAACACCGACACCGGCGCAGCTATCTCCCGGCGGTAATTGACTTTATATGATAGGCGGTGATAGTTTGATCCTAGTGAGCTAATAGGTAGCTCCCTTATAGATAAGGATCTAAGCTAATGAATAAAAATAAAGTCTGCCCTTGCGGGTATTGCTTGAATAGCTATTGTGTCGCTAGTGATAGCGGTTTAACGGTTAAAAAATGTTGGTGTGCTGAATGTAAAGATAATCGTAAAGAGATTAAAGCTAACGCGTATGTAATGACTTTTATTAAGGCGGTTAAGTAATGAAATTAATTAATGATGTAATAGCTATAAATCCCCTACCAATTACCGGGAGCATTAACCGCCGGGCGGATCAAGCAGCCGCCCGTGAGGAGCTGCGCGAATTATTCGCCGGTAATGATAAGCCGCTAATCTATACAATATTACGCCACGTTACCGCCTCCGGCCTTAACCGGGACATAAGTTTATTCTATGATACCCCGGAGGGTATCCGGCCAATTACGCACACCGCAGCCCGTGCCTTAGGTTACAAGCTAATAAGCTCTAATGGCTTTAATGCTATTAGGCAGCACGGCGGCGGTATGGATATGGGCTTTAATCTAGTTTATAACCTAAGTGCCGTAATCTATAAAGATTTAGATCGCGGCGGTTATCACTTAGCTCACCGGTGGCTTTAAACAATTAGCGGCGAGCTATCGCCCCCGGTAAAGCCGGGAGCGGTGGCCTATCTCTAAGGGTTAGGGAATAGGGGAAGGATAGAGCTATGAGCAGCAGATCTAAGCAATACACGCGTCTAATAGACGCTAACACCGGCGAGCTTATTATCGCGGCAGATCTAACACCGGCGGCGGTTAAGCGCTTAATAAAGGAATACGCCCGGTTTGATTATGAATTAAAGCCGGAGCATAGTTTAAACCCGGCTTATGAATTAGCGGCGGCGATCTAATGCGCTCCCGCAGCTATTACCTAACGCGGAGGCTTATCCGGGGTTTATTCTGGTTAAGTGTTGCCGCCTTATTATGGTTTATAAGTAGCCGCCTATGGTGGACACCGGGCGGCTATTGTATAGGCGATGTTATAAGCTGCGGCGGTTAATTGGTGGCGTATTATCGCCGCCGGCTTAGCGCCGGGGGCGGTAATCTGCTCCTAATAATAGGGCAGAATAGAGAGAGAGTGAAAGAGAGTATGAATGAAGAGCAGAAGGCTACGCTAGATCAACACTTTAAAGCGTGGGAAGTAGAGGGCGCTGCCGGTGAGCTGCGCTATCAAGCCACGCCTAAGGGCAGCATAATTGGATTCTATGGATACGCTGCCAATTATGAGGAGGCTTACGCTAATCTAATGCGTAATGCGGTGAAAGTATGATTACCTCCATAGATAAAAATATGGAAGGGGCGTGGAGCTTGTCCGGGTTTGTAGGAGAGGGAGCGGGAGAGTATCTATTCACCCGCTCCTACTATTTTTACACTAAGCGGGAGGCTATCCGGCAATTTAAGATAGATCTAAGGGAGGCTAAGGCGTGAATAATAAATTAGATCATTATAAATATATGTTAGATAACTTAAAGCTATCGGAGCAGCATATATGGTGGATCAAGGGGCAGATAAGAGAGATAGAAGGGGAGGAGGTAAAGTGATGAGTAAAGAGATAGAGGATAAGATCGCAGAAGGTATCATCGCAGCAGCGCCGGATCAAAATAGCGCAACGTGGGCTAAACAAGCAATAGAGAGTGGCAGAATAGTAATAATGAGCTGCTAATTGGTGGTGTATTATGCTAGCTTATCTACCTATGGTAGGCTAGCGTAATATCCTACTAGCAATAGCGGGATAGAGTGAGCGAACGCTCACTTAACTATGGATAGGAGAGAGAGTATGAATACAGTAATAAAGCTGCCGGAAATTACCGTTGATGAAATGGTAAGAGAGGGCTATCAGGTGGTATTGGAAGAGAAGGAAGATACCGCTTGGGTTAAAACTATTACGATCACCAATAAAGCTGGTATATCTAATAGATATTGGTTGTATTGGGATATGGGAGAGGGCTACCGATTAGAGATTATTGACGGTATCGGCTTGCCGGATCTAGCAATGCGCCCTGAGTTTGAGTATGTTCTTGATTGCTTAACTGAGGAGAGACCATAATGAAAGTATCAACAGTAATAGATGAGTTAAAAAAACTAAATCCTGATGAGGAGATAGTAGTTAGCTGGTTTGATAAGCAAACTTATCAGGATTATTACAATGATGAGGAAGAGATAGCCCCTGCTGAGTGGGATTATGTAGTTAAATCTATATCAACTAACGATTACTACTGGCAACAGGTGGTATGGACAGTAGAGGAAGCGGTAGCAACTATCAAGGGAAGGATAAAAGTATGACCTGGACAGTATGGGTAGGAGGTAGTGAGATTAACTGGCAACATTACTCTCACAAAATAGACGCTGAAAGAGTGGCAGAGTTTTGGCGTGAGGTTAAAGGTTATGATGATGTAATAGTAGAGAAGGTGACAGTATGAAGGCAACACCAGCAATATGTGGCGACCACTTAGTTCCGATAAGTGAGTGCGACTGCCTAAGTTATATGAGAGAGATAGCAAGGTCAGCCGAACGGCTGATCCAACTAGCGAAAGAGAGAGAGGGAATGAAGTGAATAAGTGCCGGTATTGCAAACAGGAGGGGCTAGTCCTATCTACAATAAATGCAGATTATTCCTGCGAATATTGTGGAGAGTGGCAGAACGCTATCCTTGATAGTGTCTGGAATATACAAAACTATAAATTGGAGGAGAGATTATGAAATCTATCTGCCAATTCTGCGGGTGGGGAATAGCTAAACCTGAGTGGTATAACAACTACAATAAGGCTTACGCTTGTGATGACTGCTTAATGGATAAGGATATAGAACACTACAAGGAGAGAGAGGGGGCGAGCATATGATTAAAGAAGTAGAACTTAAATACACGACCAGTAATCTAGTATCTCTAGTAAAAAATAGATATAGCGAGAACTCTACTGAGTATCTTGCTAGTTTATTAAGCACGGTAGTAACAGAGAATCAAATGAGAGTGTTGATTGATTTCTTAGAAGCGGAGCGAACTAGTGAGTGAGCCACGCTATCTATCAGGAGATGAGTATGCCCTGAGTGGGGGCTATGAGGATCTAATCAACTGTAAGGAGTGTGCGGTTGAGTTTGACCGCACAGAATACCAATCAGACACCTGCTCGGAGTGTGAGGATAAGAGAGTAGCGAGAGAAAAGGAGAGCAAGTGAGTAAGATCAAGCAATACTTAGAAGATAATATGAGTGAGGTAATACAGCTAAATAACAAAAAGCATATCTCACTATATGAGATAAGTGATAGCCAAGACATAGCAATATGGGGCGGGGAAGATCCGACATCAGCTTTGGCTTGGTATAGATCAGCACCTACTGGTAGTAAGATATGGGTATCAGGTTGGTTGGCTGATGAGGAAGATGCCAAACTAATCTCTGAACCAGTAGAGATAACCCCGATAGTGCTTGCCACTATTGCTGATTGTATGGAGAGATGGAGCAAATGAATAACACACACAGGATCAAAGCTGCTGCTGATCAAGCAGTTCGCCAGCGCAATTACCTAAGAGCTAGATCAAGAGCGTTAACTAGGTTAGCTAATGACTATCCTAATGTTTACCAACTCTATCTAGAGGAGGAGAAAATAGCTGATGAAAATATGGGTAAGAAATGGCTTGATATTGACGGTAACACTAGGTCTACTAGTAGTAGGTCAAGGTAAATTATTTACACCTCCGGTGGGCAGGATACCTGACGGCGTAATAGAGAATAGGAAGGCAACACAAGATGAGAAAAACCACAATAGAAAGATCGCAAAGGCCTACGCTTCGGCTGGTTTCGGGTGGAGTGGGAGAGAGAGCGAGTGCTTACTCGCCCTTTGGACCAGTGAGAGCAGGTTTGATAACTACGCAAAGAACCAACGAGGATCAAGTGCTTACGGAATTGCTCAACTCCTTGGAGAGAAAGATAACAGAGCTGAGTATCAAATCTTGCGAGGTCTTAAATATATTTCTAAGCGACACGGCACACCTTGTAAGGCGCACAGATTCTTTCTCAAGCACAGATATTACTGATAGTATCTAGTTCTTAGGTCGGCTCTCTCCGATCTATCAAAGATGGCCCTACCAACCCTTCCTGGTGGGGCTATCTACTTTTTTCTAATCCAATACTGATCGTTAATAACTAATGTATCAAGCTCAGCTTTGTGTCGCTCAGTAAATAAAAGTATGCCAGGGCGAGGTGTCTTAAATGGTGGTAGATGGCGACCCCAAGTGTAATCATCAAAAGCCATAACACCACCGGACTTTAGCAGAGGCCAGCTAAGTTCTGCATCCATCAGCACACTAACTGCTGTGTGGTCTGCATCAATATAAATAAAATCATATGCGTTCATAAAGTTATTGCGTTGTCTGATTAGATACTCAACAGTATCACTGACCACAGACACAACAGATAAGTTTTCAATCTTCTTCTTATACTCTATCTCAACTGCGCTGAAGTCCATCTCGGCGTGGTCTAACTCATCACTTCCCCGCCAAGTATCAACATCAATAAGTATTGAACTCTTATCAGTTAGAATATTATTGCATAACCATACACTGGCATCACCGGTATATACACCCAGTTGTAAGAAGCGCAGGTTAGGTTTGCCTACATACTCTGTAAGGTAGGTGGTAAAGTTATTCTGTGCGGTTTGTGCAAACCAATTTGGATAGCTCATTTGTCTGTAGTATAGAAGCCACTACCCTTAAAAGCAATAGCTGGTGGAGAATAGATACGCCTTAGCGTATCGCCACAGGTTGAACATCTATAGTTTTCTTCAGGTGCATTAACAGATCTTTCAATACTGATAGTCTCATCACCACCAGGACATTCATACTCGTATATCAAAACAGTATCCCTTCCTCTAGCTTTAAGAACCCTACTAGTTTAGTACGACTAGCCTTGTTTGCAAACTCAGTAGTAATAGGTAGCCACTTATCTTCCCACTTAGGCTGAGGTATTTCTGTTAAGTTAAAGCCCCATATACCTTCAGGTGTGGCGTTGATATACCAAGGAGTAAGTGATCTAATACCTGCTGCCATAATTAAACCCTGATACTTACTCTCTTCAATAAGTAGATCAGGGTAGTGGGTCTTGCGGGATTTTAATTCTATAAACATCTTATGTTCTAGTGATATACAATCCCAGTTATCAAACTCTTCCGACTTCTCTAGGTCTGGGTAGTAAAACTCCTTGAGATAGTCAAGTAACTCCGGTTCTTTTAACTCTATGCCCAAGGTGTTTCACCACCCAATTTGTTTTGTAATCTACGCAGAGCTGCGGTAGACCGGCGATCAGCAGTAGAGGTAGCACACTCTAGGTACTGGCCTATTTGTTGTAAGGTAAAGTTATCGTGGTATCTCATCTGCAATATAGTCTTATCTTCTTGCTCTAGCTTTAAGTATTGTTTCTTAATATCAATTAGGATTGCTAATAGATTGCCACCCTCAGCAGGTGTTGATTGCTTGCGAGGTGTGCCATCGTTAATCATTTCTTGTGCTTGCTCTAACACAGTGCCATTAACAATGGATGCGATAACAAATGGAATTAACTGAGCAATAATTGTTGTATCGTAGAAGGCTTCATCTCCTACTTTATATCCAGCCTTACGAGCCTTCTCTTTACGAGCATATCTTTCTGCAACTCTACGCATTTGATATGCAATGCGCCGTTCATTCTGCTCACGCTTATCAGAGTTAGGTTCATTAAGTAGATCAGTAAACTGTTGACCACGACCAATAGCCCAGAGATAACACTCTTGCCTTACATCATCAGTGTCAACCCAGCCCTTAAACCTACTAACAATAGTGTAAGTAACTGAAGGGACTAACTCGTATAGAGTTGGGTGTAATTCTGGTGTCATTCGTTTATTACAATCGGTTCTAAGTAATCAGCGAAGTCCTCAGTGGCAATAAAGTGGACATTAAAATCGTGCTCTTGGGTATCTGCCCGTGTTAATCCATAAGTCGGAGGTGTATTACGAAGTAAACGGGCAGGGATAACTAGTAGTGCATCTGTATATCTAATAACAATTCTATTGTAAGCATCAGGGTTATCATCTAATGGTTCAGTCAGCCACATACGCTGTAGTTTTTGATAAGGAAACTTAACCTCAGTACCGGAATGAGACTTCATCCACTTTACTTCTACTCCACCAATGTAATTAGCATAGCCATTAGGTTTTAATTTATTGACTAGGTAATCTACAAAGTAATAGCGAGGAGTTTTATAGAACTCCCAACCATTAGCAGTAGCAAGGTAGTCAGCAACTAATTGCTCTCGCTTACCATCTTGCCATACTTGGCGTATTGGTTCTGTGTTCATTCACAGTCCAAAGCCTGAACCTCAGGCCAGTTGCCATCTAATACCATCAATGCAATAGCTGAATAGTTAAGTAGATCAACAAAAGAATCTCGTAATGATTCATTACTTGGCTTAACATTAGAGTCTACTAGATTATTAATGCGAGCAATCTTGTCCCACATACGCACTCTTAATCCGTTGATAGGACCACCAGGAGATTTTGCTATATTTAATGGACCGTAATCGTGGTGTTTAGATATAAGTAAGTTACCTGCTGCATCCATAACAGCCCACATATTAAAAGCAAACTCACTATCTACTTTCTTATCGGCTTCGCCTTTACTTGGAGTATCCCAGTTTCGTAATCTATCAAAACCACTTCCAGTCCCAACTCCATCAACCAAATGGCTAGTTCCGTCAGCTCTGCGTTCTTCATACATTAGGCACTCCAATTGTCCGCTTTGTCTCTTCTATACCTTTTGTTAAGTATAGATCATTAAGGTCTAATCCAGCAGGAAGCGACACGATTGAAGAGTTCATTACTTCTTGAGCTACTCTCCTTGAGAACTCTGCCCCAGGATTAGAACCATCTTCCTTAACATCATTATCACCAATGATATAAACTTTGCCATAACCGGTAAACATCTTAGTAAAATGTGGCTTCCAAGCAGCAACACCAGGAACTCCAACTGCTGGTATACCTAGTACCGCAGAACAAATGATTGTATCTAACTCACCTTCACAAACTGCTATGTATTCACTGGTTAAAATAATATCGTTAACATTGTATAGATGACCCTTTTGCCCAAGAGGTGCTCCATACTTAGGTTTGCCATCATCTAATCTTCTAAACTTAAAACCAACACAGTGTCCAAGCACTGTTATATAAGGTATGGATAGCCAGCCCTGATAGTTCTCGTGTCCTGCAACTGGTACCACTATGGTACCAAGTAGGTACTGGTCAGCTATCTCTTTAGAGATCCCACGACCTGCGAGAAACGCTACCGCTTCTTCGCTTAGATCTTTGTTGTACTGAACCGCCGCTTCCAGCGATGATTTCAATTGCACGGGCGAGAGCATCTTTAAACTCCATATTCTCTTTGATACTAATAATGTTTACTGCATTGCCACCCTTACCGCAGGTATGACAAAAGTATAGATTCTCCTGCGTATTAATTACGGCACTTCTTCTACTGTCGCTATGCAATACACACCTTACAGAGCAAGCCCTACCTTCTCTTACCTCACCGCCATAGTGGGCAACTATTACTCCAATGGGTATTGAGTTCGCATCGGTTCTGCCAGAGCCTTTAGCAGACTTCCTACTCCTGGACCAGTCTGATGCTGGCATCCGCAATCCTCCTTACACTTCTTGTGCATAGCAAAAGCTCGCTTAAACTGACCGGTCCTATTTAGTTCACCACCTGATTTACATAGTTCACAAATCATTCTTCTTCCTTTACCTCTTCCGTAGCTGGTGCTGTCTCTTCTACTACCTCAATTACTGGTTGTAGTATTTCTGTTGTAGTGATTATACCTTCTGGTGTTGGTGTCATTTCTTCTCCTCTAGCCATTGTGTTAGGTCTTGGATTACCCAAGTCTTTTCTATTCCTGCGTTTCTTCTTTTGTATAGTACATAAGATAAAGGCTTATTAATGCCACGATGCTTAGCGTAATTAATAGCTTCTGTTTGCGCTTCATCCCAAAACTCCTTCAAGTTTAACTTCTTAGTGTTCTTTAACTCAAAGATGTAGGTCTCACCGGCAACTATAACTACTAGATCACCCTCATCCTCTGCTCCTGATAAGCGCAAGCGTTCAGCTACTGCGCCCATCTTTCTAAACCATTTCATTACATCTACTTCAAACTGTGAACCCTTTTGTTTATTGTACTTGGCTGACATTTAGTAGGCTGTCCCTTCTATACATCCGACCATACTCATCTGCATCACTGATCTGACAGACAGAATAGTTTACAAATAAAGTAGCAAAGTCTGAACCATCTGCTGTGTGTGGACCAAACCTATTCTTAACTGGTGCTACCTTTAAAGTTCCATCTAAAGGATCAAAGCCAAGAGTAAGTATTAGTGCTGGTAGTTGAGATACCTTGCCGTGAATAGCCCTGCGATGAGGTGGGAAGTTAGTCTTACCATACTCAGTCTGCTCGCTGACGTGGTGTAGAACCATCACACAAGCCTCAGTCTTGCGAGCCATATCGTGGAAGTCCACCATAATAGCTCGTAATCCTGCCCACTCATTATCAGATTCAGCAACCACATTCATTAAGTTATCAACAACAATCAACTCTGGTGGAACACCATAGAGTTCAACATAAGCCTTAATCTCTAACTCAATAT